AAATCTCTTAATAAAAATGTAACTTGTGTATTACCTGTTTGAGATAAAAAGTCAGGAACAAATCTTCTGATCTTCATTAAAAACTCACCATCTCCTCTTAACGTTGCCATACCTGTTGATTGCCCAGTTCCTTGTGCTCTTGATTGTGTAATATCATAATCTCCTGATTCAATGCTAGCAACGATTGCTGTAGTTGCACCGCCTTGTACTTGATCAGTTCCTGTTTCGTGTTCATAGTATATTGTTCTACCTTCTGTGTTACCTACAACATCAAAAGATGTATCTG